GGTGGATCAAGTAATAGCCCCGATCAAGGCTCATTTATTGATAGCGTTGTCACGTCACTTCATGGGTGACTTCTCGTTCTTTTACAACAGTCCTTGTTGTACGGAAGCAGTTACCCTACCATTGGGAGCCGCCAGGCCCCACCTACGTCATACCATCGAATCGATGACGCGGCTACCAAAGCCCAAGATTTCTGGTGAACATCACATACACTTCACGGCGGCTGAAGTATTTGACTCGTTTACCGCTTCAGAACAGGAGAAAGCTCTCCCCGCTCTGCGACTACCGTCCGACATAACCACCAGTCATATGGCAGGCGTACTTTTGTGGTTGGCTGCTTTACCTGACGCGCTACACAAATTAGTATGTGATTCTGATCTGCTTGACGCGAAAAATGTGTCAGACTACGTCAAACGCTGCAAGTTATTATCCGTCCAGGCTAAATCACTACAAAATTTGGTCCCTGATGATTTAAGGACCCTGTTTGAGGCCGATGTTCTTGCTAACAGGAATGTAGGTGTGTTAGACTGGGAGGACGAACGTGATCACAGGCGTAATCCCAACCTAGTAGACGTGTCTTATGACGAAGTCTACAGAGTTGCGCACTCACTATTCCAGGGACAGCGCAACGGCGCGAGGCCCCCTCGAGCTATGAGGTGGAAAGACTTTTGGGACGCAAGATGGCAGTGGTCTGCTGCGGGCAGTGTTCACTCTCAATACGCTGAGGACCTGAATTACGTGAGCCAAGAGCGCGAACTTAAAAACAAATTCATCACGCTCTGCGCCATGCCAGACTATGATATAAATCACTTTATACGCAGGCCGCCTGAGCTGCATGCTTGGTCGTCGGTCAAATATGAGTGGGCAAAAATGCGTGCCATTTATGGTACGGATTTAACTAGTTACGTCCTAACGCACTTCGCATTCTCTGGGTGTGAAGAGGCTCTGCCTAACCATTTCCCTGTTGGCTCAAAGGCGACACCACAATTCGTATCAGCTAGAGTTGGTGCCGTTCTACACGGTGCCATACCTTTCTGCCTTGACTACGAGGATTTCAACAGCCAGCATAGCTATGACTCTATGCGGGCCGTGATGAATGCATACCTAGACGCCTACGCTTCTCACCTATCTCCGGAACAGAGGGCGGCTGGGGCTTGGGCAGTACAATCTGTCGAAAACACGATCGTCACCGATAATATGGGCACTAACAGCACCTATGCTTGCAAGGGCACTTTGATGTCTGGCTGGAGACTGACTACGTTTGTGAACAGTGTGCTCAACTACGTGTACACCAGGTTGCTGGTAGGCGCGGTTACGACTAGCCTGAGATCAGTACACAACGGTGATGACGTGCTGTTAGGGGTTAGAAACTTTCAAGCAGCACAACAGATACTCGGGGTTGCTCAGAAGAGGAACGTACGTCTTCAGCGGACTAAATCTGCATTCGGAGGAATAGCCGAGTTTCTTCGAGTTGACCATAGGCGTGGTCAACACGGTCAGTACCTGGCCAGGAATATTGCGACTCTAGTGCACTCCAGAATTGAGTCAAAGATGGCAGTATCGCTAACTGATGTCGTGGAGGCATTTGAGGAACGCGGTGCAGAATTCGTCGTTCGCGGCGGGTCTGCGGAACTACTAGCCAGGTTAAGACACAACTATTATGACCGTGTCACAACGTTGTTTCATTCTGACAAGCATGTCGCCTATGACATTAAGGTTGCTCATAGGGTCGTTGGTGGGATATCCACGCGCGTGGATTCATCCACGAAGACATTCATCAGAAAAAATCACGTGAGATCGGAGGTTGCTCTCCCAAAAAAGCTACCCGGCGTAGTATCTTACGCCAGGGCCGTAAGGAAGGCTTTAGACCTTCAAGTCGACCCACAGGTCGTGACAGAACGCATTTACAGTGCTACACTTAATGCTGTGCAACTTGTACGGACCTCCGTTTCTACGGAGCCTACACAAGACACACAGCGGTACTCGGTGTATAAAGCATTGTACAAAGCTTACGCTTCTGTCACAAGCAACGCTTACTATGGAAAAGCGAAGTTAACAGGTTTCGTCATTGACGTGCTATCCAAGCACCCAGACATGGCGGCTTTAGCCAAATTGGTCTCGAGCAGCAGAGACCCGTTGACTTTTATGAGCGTGCTAGCATAAGACCGATACCATCGTAGCGTGTGCTACGAGATCTGGC